ATCAATAATGATTATTAAAATACTTAACTTCGTTAGGGTCTTTAAGTAAGGAACTACACTGTCTATAATGGTTTAAACACTGTTATAGATTTTTTTTATTTAAATTAAATTAAGTATCTATTATGGGAATGACTAAAGCACAGATAGAGGAAAGAGATCTGTTATTCTGTGAATGCCTGTTTGAAACTGGGAGTCTTAGGGGAGCCTGTGCAGAACTTGATATCCCACTGCGAACAGGTCGTAGGATAGAAGCAAGGAATAGAGATAAGATAGTTGATATGGTTAAGACAGAACTAGCATCCCTGTCCTATAAAGCTGTTAAGACTGTAAGTGCTTCAATGGATGATGATGGTACTATCCCTAAAGGTGAGCTCAGGCTTAAAGGAGCTACAGAGATATTAGATCGTATAGGTGTATCAAAGGCTATTACAACAGAACTAGAAGTTAAATTAGAAACCCCAATCATCCTGTTACCTGCTAAAGATAAGGTAACTGTGGATCCGCAATATATGATATCAACGGAGGCAGACAATACATGATTATAGCAGGGATTAACTTAGACATTGATCCCTCTACCCTGCAAGAATGGGACTCCCTTAACCCGGAGATCCTTAAGTCCATCGAAGGACTATTAACAGACTCTAGGGATTTCAGTCATCAAATCCCTGTAGGTTATCTACCAGACCCTGATAATAAGGGATACGGAATACCTGTTAAAGAACATGTTTACTATTTACTACAAGTCTTAGACCGAGTTAGGTTTAAGGAGAACATGTCTATAACTGAAGCTGCTAATACTATGTTAGGTAGAGTTAAGAAGAATATGTCAGTACAAACCTTACAGAATACATTAGATAGGATAGAGAATCAGATAGACCTGTTCCAACCCTTACCCCCTTCAGTCTCTAAGAAAGCCACAAGCAATCGACAGAGAATAGAGTGGCAGAGGAAAAGGAGGATACAAACTAGGGAGAGGATTAAGTTAAAGAAACTTAGGGATGAGAAGAGGAAGAAGGATCAAGAGGTAGCCAGTAAAGCTAAGAAGTTAACTAAGCAAGCCAAAGAGATTAAGATGACTGCTAAGGAAGCAGGTCTTGTAGATACTGAGTTAGCTGAGAGAATGGAAAGGATTAGGAAGCTTAAGGAAGAAGCAGAAGATACTAGGTTCGTAGCAGAGCCAGAGATAGATAAGAGTAAGGTTATATTTGAACCAACCCCTAAGCAAGCGGAGTTCCTTGCAGCTAATGAGACTGTAGTGTTCTATGGTGGTGCAGCAGGTGGTGGTAAGTCCTACGCTTTAATCTTTGATGCTATTAGATTTGCACATAGACCAGCGATGAGGTCCCTTATACTTCGTCGAGCTAACTCAGAGCTTAAGGAATTGATATCTGTTAGCCAACAGTTTTACCCTAAGGCCTTTCCGGGTGCTAGGTACAATAAGAAAGATATGATATGGACATTCCCTAGTGGTGGTACATTAGAGTTTGGTTTCTTTAATAAAGAGGAGGATAAAGAAAGATACATTGGTTTACCATATAGCTACATTGCTTGGGATGAGATCCAACTACAGAAATCACCAGCAGGTTTTGACTTCCTGTTCTCACGTTTACGTACAACTGACCCAGAGATTACGTGTTATGTTAGGTGTACTGGTAATCCTGGTGGCGCTCCATGGGTTAAACAACGGTTCATTGACCCGGCCCCTTACAATACCACATTCGCAAGGTACCAACCCGGTGAAGAAGATAGTGCAATAACATATAAGTTCATACCTGCTACCTTATTTGATAATAAATATCTAACTGCTGATGGTGAGTATGAGAAAACCCTTAAACAAATGCCAGCTAAACAAGTACAACAACTGTTATATGGTGACTGGGATACAGTTAATGATGGGTTCTTTAGTTTTGACAAATCAATACACATAACTGAGGACTTACCTCCTATGCACTGGCCTATAATATCCTCAATGGACTACGGTTGGGTGGATCCTGCCTCCTGCATATGGGCGAAGACTGACCCATTAACAGGTGCGTTGTATATATACAGAGAATTAGAAATGCAGAGGGTAGTTGTTAGGGACTGGGCCATGAAAATGCAAGAGATGGAACAGAATGAGAGGTTCACTAGGGTACAAGACAGGGTAATTGACTGGACATTGTTTAAATCTACTGGACATCACGGCCCTTCACACCTTGAAACCCTACACAAGCATGGATTCCAACCAAGAGCGGCGGATAGGAACAGAGAAGCTGGGTGGGAACAGGTGAATCAACGGTTATTACCGGGTATATCTGGACTACCACAGTTATTCATCCATAAATCCTGTGGTAAAGTGATTGATCAGCTAATGTCTGCTGTATCTAAGCTTAATAACCCTAATGACATCGATGATGTTAGGATGTTCTCCAAAGGTAGGAAGCATCACTGGGATCTCTTGGATTGTGTTAGATATCTTTGTATGGCAAGACCTAAAACTATAACCCATGACACCCTGTTGCAACAATCTAAGTCAACAGCAGCGTGGGACAAGTACAATAATTATTTTAAATAGGAGAACACACTTTGATAGAGAAAGAGAAAGGCACAGACCAGTTACTAGATGAACTTATAGAACGTCAGGATCCTTTAGTAGCTATGATCCAAGGTAGATTTGAAGTAGCCGACAGGGCTAGACGTCCTAAAGCAGACCAGTGGTTAAAGAACTTAAATGCCATACGTGGTAAGGATAGTAAACAGTCTATGAGACCTGAGTCTGAAGTGGCTGACATCTATGTTAGAACTACTACTACTAAGACTAAGGCAGCATATGCACAGATCAATGAGGCTTTACTATCATCTGATAAGTTCCCTATATCTGTCATGCCTACTCCAGTACCTGAGGGTATTGCAGAGTTTGCCCACCTTAAAGACCCAGCGAAACCTGAGGCCCCTACGTCTAGCTTAGATGTAGGCTTCAAAGGTGATGGTGTGGAGTTACCTCCGGGTGCTAAGCAATCAGATATAGCTAAGATAATTGGTAGTGCTTATTCAAAAGGTATTGATGAGAAGTTATTCGAAGAAGGCAATGACGCTACTGGTACTGGTGCTCAGATCTCCCCTGCTAAACAAGCAGCCCGTAAGATGGAGAAGATGATACATGATCAGCTTACAGAGTCTAAGGCTCGCCTAGGGCTCCGTAGGGCCTTGTATGAGCTGTGTATGTTAGGTACTGGTGCAATGAAAGGACCATTCACCCAGACTAAGACTACTAACTCTTGGGGTGAGGATGGTTATGAAGCTAAGCAATCAGAGTTCCCAGCAGTATCCTTTGTGTCCTTATGGGACCTATATGTAGATCCTAACGCTTATAACTCAGAGGATATCGAATGGATCATTGAAAGACATAGACTTAACTTTGCACAGATGTCAGAGTTCAAGAACCAAGCACACTTCAAGGAAGCAGCGATTGATGAGATCCTAATGACTGAAGGTAACTATGTACAACAATCACATGAACATCAGATAAGAGATAACAATGAAACAGAATCAGAAGGTGATCTATATGAAGTCCTAGAGTACTGGGGTTACATGTCAAGTCGTGATGCTGTTATTAAATATGGTTTAGAGTTACCAAAGGATTCAGGACATACGGTACAGGTTAACGCTTGGACTTCAGGTGGTAAGGTTATACGTTTAGTTATTAATCCTTTCCTACCTGCTAGGATCCCTTACTTCATGTTCCCTTATGAAGAAGACCCTTACAGTATCTATGGTACTGGTATCCCTGAACTTATGGAAGACTTACAGGCTTTAATGAATGGTATGGCTAGACTAGCTGTTGAGAATGCAATGTTGGCTGGTAATGTTATGCTCGACGTAGATACCCAAGCCTTAGCTGGAGAACAAGATATGAAGATCTATCCGGGTAAGATATGGGAAAGACAGATGGGGGCGACAGGTAATGCTATTAACGCAATTGAGATTCCTTTTGTGGCGCATCAGAATATGCAGATGTTCACGCAGTTTAGACAAATGGCTGATGAAGCTACAGGTATACAGAGTATTCTCCATGGCCAGACGGGTGTGTCAGGAACAGGTAGGACTGCCTCTGGGTTATCTATGCTTATGGATTCTGCTTCTATGTCTATTAAGAATGTTATTAGGAATATAGATGAACATCTCCTAAAGCCCCTAGCGACTAGCTACTTCCAATGGAACATGCAGTTCAAGACTAATGAACATCCGGGGATTAAGGGTGACCTAGCTATTAAAGCATTAGGTGCATTCAATCTAATCTCTAAGGAAAGGAAGGCACAGAGTTTACAAACATTCCTACAACTATCTACTAACCCAGCATTAGCTCCGTTAATTAGATTACCAACTATCGTTAAGGACTTAGCAGTCCAGATGGATATGGATCCTGATGAGATCCTCAATAGCCCTGAGGAAGCCATGGTCTACGCACAGTTAATGGCTATGAATCAAGCAGCTCAAGGCGGCCCGCAAGGAGGTGGCGGTGTATCAGGTAGCGTACCTAGTGCTCCGGGTGATCAAGGATTTACAGGTAATAATGAAGGCGCTGGCAATCCTGCTGGCGTTCAAGAATAGGAGAGATAACATGAGAACAGTAGAAGCAATAGTTAAAGAATTAAAATCAAAGGTATGGTCAAAGGAAGATTATGATATGAAGTCTAAGGAACTAATGCAAGCAGTGAAGGATAGGAATGCTGGTATAGAACCTAAAGCCCCTGAGAAGCCGAAGGCCAAGAAGAAATCTAAAGGTGGTAAATCAGATGAGTAAACCAATCACAACAACTGCATCAACAGTTAGTTATGGAGCAAGTGCTACACATGTGATACCTGCTAACTCACATAGGACCCACTTCTTCGTGGTCATCACAGGTGGTATAGGCACTGTAGCCTTCGGAGCTGGTGGTGCCCAGATACCTTTAGCTGATGGGTTCCATTACTCACCAACTGCTGTACCCACAGGTCTTATAACAATTGTTGTAGGTGCAGGAGCTACGGCTGTAGTTCATGGTGATTAAGTATGGGGACTTATAGCGGTAACCATGGTGGTGCAGGTACTTTAGGTTATGGGGGCTACGGCTCCCAGAATCCTTTAGGCTTAACTCCACCAAACTTTAAGGGCTTGAGGCAAGCAGCCACACTTAACGGATTGAGTCAGTACTTAATGTTTCAAACTCCGATATCTATTAACGCAAATGAACCTGTACACTTAAGATATATAGCTGGGGATACATCATCAACACAGGTGTTTTTAAATAAGATTAATCTGGAGAACTTACTTCTTATTGTTGGAGGTATGTTTAGGGTTAACAGTGGCACGGCAACTATTGATGGATTAGCTATAGTGTCAAATTCAACTAGTGCACCTAATGATAGCGCGGAGCACTCGATAATCTACACACCTACATCTACAACAACACTGTCAGCGATAGGTGCAACATCATCAAACACAAACAATAGCTCTAGTGCATTCACCTTGTTAAAGGTAGGTAATGGCTCAGTATATAACTACCCATTAGATGATGGCTTTGCAAATAATCCTGTCATAAGGAATACAGCAGATTTGAGTGGTGCAACTGATGGTTTAGCTATAAACTTTACTGCGGCATCTTGGGAGGTAGTCACTGTATGATAGAGAGGTATGCATTTATAACCAACAAGAACCATAAGGAGTACGTTGAAGTTAGGTGGCCAGATGCCATAAAGGTAGGTGGGGATTATAGGATGATTCAGTTTACTGATACTGAAGAGCCAGATCTTATGGATTATATAAAGTCCCTAGGACTCACCCCTAAGAACCTCACAGACCTTGAAGTAATCTCATCCATGTCATTGGGTGCACTAGGTCCTTACGTAGCTGACAGAGCCTCTGCGGGCTTTATAGTGGATTATTTCAATCCTACTGTGGACTCTCAGGAATAAGGTCCCGTTAGCTATCCTCATTAAAATCAACCTACATTATTTTAAGAGGTATTATGAAACAAATTGAAGTGATTAAAAGGATGTTACCTATTGTAACCTCCAGTAACTGGGAACGGATAGAAGACTACCTTAACTCCACGCGAGAAGAGATACTAGAGAATCTAGCCAAGTCCGGTGACATAAGACAAATTAACAAACTACAAGGTGAGATCTTAATGGTAGATAAACTATTAAACTTACCTAACACTATAAAGAAATTATCGTAGTACCCCGAAAGGAACTACACAAGGAGAATATATTACATGAGTATAATTGGAACCGTTCAATCAGCTAACCCTATAGACCCTGCAAGTCCTGAAGGTACTGCACCTGAACAAGCACAGCCAGTAGAGCATGACTGGCAAAAGCGTTACACTGATCTACAATCATACAAGGATAAAGAGATTAATGGTTTGAAAGATCGTCTGGCACGGTCGGAAGCGAATGCTACAGTATTCACTCCACCTAAGACAGCTGAGGAACTAGAGGCCTTCGGGAAACAGAATCCTGATTGGATGGGAGTTATAGAGACAGCAGCACATAATATTGTTGCAAAGAATATACAACCAATCCAAGAAGAACTTAACCTAGCTAAAGCTAATACTGCTGCTGCTGAGTTACTAGCTGTTCATCCTGATGTAGGTACTCTCACTCAGACACCGGACTTCAATCAATGGGCAACCGAACAAGGTCCTGAAATCCAAGCATGGTTAGCAGATGAGCTTGATGCTTCTAAAGTCATCAGAGCAATTAATTACTACAAGGCTATGAGGTCAACGAATCCAGTTGTACCCACACACCCTAAAGATCTATCGGCCGCGCAAGCCGTAAGTACCCATGGAAGTGTTGTGACACCACAGACCTCAGAACAAGCTAAGAGATATTCAAAGGCTGCAATCAACAAGATGCACCCAGATGAGTACGAAAGAAATTATGAAGCAATCAAATACGCTTCACGAAACGGTCTACTAACAGACTAACACAACACTAAGGAGAAATATTACATGGCAGGTTATCAAGGCGGAACACCACCAACAGGCGATAGTGCAACGCAGAATCATTACTACGGCGCTAATACAGCGAATCTTACGGGTCCATCAGCAGATGGTTCAGATTCCGTATGGGTCCCAGAGATATTCTCAAAGAATGTCCTGATGAAATTCCGACGTGAGTCAGTAGCAGAAGGTATCACTAATAACGATTACTTCGGTGAGATCTCAGCGTTCGGTGATACAGTTAAGATCATTAAAGAACCAACAATCACAATCGGCAACTATGCCCGTGGTGATACATTAGCTTCTACTACGTTCCAAGATAGTGAACATGTCTTAGTGTTAGACCAAGCGCATCAGTTCCAATTCCAAGTAGATGATTTAGAAAACAAGTTTGCTCACGTGAACTGGGAACAACTAGCATCAGGTGCTGCAACGTATAACATGAAGATGGCTTATGACCTTAACGTCCTTAAGTACTTCGAAGATACAATGACTGCTCAACTGTTTGCTAACCGTGCATCAACTGCTGCTTTCAATGGCATGTTCATTCGTAGTCCAGATGCTACATCTCAGACTGCCTTAGCTGCTGATACAACTGAAGCAAATGCTATTGTAGAAATCAAGACACGTAGTTATGCATTATCAAATGCTACTGAGTCTGCAACCCAGATCAATCCATTGACATTACTATCTAAGATGGGTCTATATCTAGATAAGCTTGACGTTCCTGAGGAAGGCCGTTACGCTGTAGTATCACCAGAGTTCATGGAGTTACTAGCACAGGTTGATTCAAAACTAATCCATGAGGATTTCCGAGGTGGTTCTTTAGAATTATCTAATGGTCTTCAATCTAAGATTAGGGTACGAGGCTTTGAGATCTATAAGTCTAACAATGCCACAGCAGGTTTAATCATTGGTGGTCACAAGTCTGCGGTAGCAACTGCAAACTCTATTGTTAACACGGAGAAGTTCCGTAGTCAAACTACTTTCGCTGATGTTGTTCGTGGTTTACATGTGTTCGGTCGTGCCTTGGTACGTGAAGAAGCACTAGTAGCTGCATACGTTACATACGCATAGTAATAAAGAATAACCCTAAGGGCTTATGGCGAAAGCTGTAGGCCCTTTTTGTTTATGGAGGTTAAATGAATTATATAGAATACACGAACATAATCCTTCAGGCTATCAATGAAGTACCCCTATCACCCCAGCAGTTCCCAACGGCCCGTGGTCTTCAACAGTTCTCTAAGGAAGTAATCAATCGTACATACTTCGAGATAGTAGCACAGGATGTATGGCCATGGATGCAGCAAGGTGATGATACCTTAGGGACTAAGGAGCTTACAGGTGAAAGGTCTGTAGTGCCTATTGATACTTGGACTCAGATACCTGTAACTAATCCATATAAGGATACAATTGATTGGTCTACGATCTATTGGAAGGATAAGGATGGGATTAAAAGTTCCTTAACAGAACTAGACTGGGAGCAATATGAAGACTCTAGTATAGCTGAGGAAGGTGTACCAAGATACATAGTTAAGTCTGCTGATGGTTCATCTATGGGTCTATTACCATTCCCTACTGATGATGATAAAGGTAAACTGTACTACAGGATATGGTCTAGGCCTTCGAGGTTTAATCTATACACAGATGAAGTACCACTACCTGAACAAGATTACACTGTGTTAGTTGATGGTGCCTTACATCACATGTGGTCCTTTAGGGGTAATGTAGAACAAGCTCAACTAGCCTTTGCACGTTATGAAGCTGGGTTGAAGAGGATGAGAAGGAAGTATAAGAACCAACTCAAGAAGGTATACTGGGTATGAGTGGAGCTACTGAAGTAACATACTCAATAGCCTGTCAAGGTGGTTTAGATACTACTACTAACACACAGGATCTATTACAGAAACCCGGATGGGCCACAAGACTTGTAAACTTTGAGGCTTCCAATGATGGAGGCTACCGAAGGATATCAGGCTACATACCTATAGGCTCCAACAAAACTCCAGGCCCTGAAGAATCTAGGATCAAAGGGGTTAAGATAATCAACAATGAATCATTCCTACTATGTCATGAGGATAAAGTTTATTTCACTTATGACTGTGTTAACTTTGTGAATATAGCTAGAGCAAGTACAACTGATGCAACCTATACTGAACTTCAAGCTAAGGCTGAGATCCCTAGAGCCCAGAGTTACCACTATGACTTTGAGATCTTCCGTCAAGGTACTACGATTATAGTTATGGGTCTATGTGATGGTCACTTACCTTTCATGTTTAAAGTAACTGGTACTACCTTAGAGGATTCAACCTACACATTCCAAGAGTTAACATTGACTTCTGGTTCTATGTCAGGGGCTACACTCTCTGAGAAGCATAAGGACCAGTGGGTTATAGCCGGCATGGAGCAAGCGCCCTCTGAGATATACTACTCTGACATCCTAAAGCCTTGGGACTTTGAGGGTGCTAATGCTGGAGCAATAGGATTCAATGATACTGTTATAGGTATCCAGATGTTTAGGGGAGACCTTATAGTATTCTGTAGGAACTCTATCCATAAGGTAGCTGGCTTATCTAGTGGGTCACCACAGCGAGAGACTATCACAACTAAGATAGGTTGTATAGCAGGTGAATCAATACAGGAGTTAGCCGGTGACTTAGTGTTCTTAAGTCCTGATGGCCTTAGGACATTATCAGCTACTACTAGGATTGGTGATGTTAATCTATCAGCCTTATCAGAGTCAATAGCTAATAGACTTAGAATACTAAACATAAGTATTAATGAGTTTGATGTTAGGTCTGAGACATTGAAGAACAAAGTACAGTATAGATTATTCTTTAAACCTAAGGATGGGATTAAGAAAGGTAGTTATGCTTTTGCTATGCATATGAGGGTTGATCCTCAGTATGGTAATCTCATCCCAGAGTTCTCGGAGCTTAAGGGGTTTGATATAACTGCTATTGATAATGGATTCTATAGAGGCAAGGAAGTAACTGTATCAGGGGATGGTGAGGGTAAGCTATGGTATCATGATGAAGGCCCAGACTTTAATGGTAAGTTCATTACCTTCCTGTATGAGACTCCCTACTTTGCAATGGAGGATCCATCTGTTAGGAAGAACATTCATAGCTTAACTACTTATTTAAAACTAGAGGGTGATGTTGATTTTAATGTAGCTCTTAGGTATGACTATGGTGAGCCTAATACATACCAACCACCTCCATATCCTACAGGGACATTACTAGCTCCTGCTGTATATGGTGAAGGTATATACCAGACAGATAAGAGGTATGGTTCAGCTAAGAATCCTATCATAAGAACAACTACGGAAGGCTCAGGAAAGACAGTGGCTATCAGGATATTCCCTACGGGTAATCGCTGTGATCCCTTTAGTCTTCAAGGCTTCGATATAAACTACATACCAGCGGGGAGGATTTAATGGCTGAAGGATATCAAAGACAATCCATATTTATAGATGGTGATGTCATACTAGCTGAGCACGCAAACCAAGAGTTTGATAGGTTAGTTAATGTAATGAAAGAAACAACAGGACACAATCATGATGGGACTGTAGCAGGAGGTGCTCCGGTACCTTTACTCAAAGACCCTACAGGAGTACAGGATTTAACACTCACAGAATTAGGAGCCACAGGTTCTGTCATCACGAATGATATCTACCTAAGGGAAGAATCACCAACTAAACTAGTTACTGAGTATGCTGCTAAGGGTTATGCTGATACCCTTAACCTAAACTTATCTAATCAGTTTGATGCCTTCACTGCTATACCGGGTAATCATACACATGCTAACGTAACACAGCTAGCTAACTACGGTACTATCAGTGAGCAAGTAGCTTCCTTTACTGCTAATAGTTGGCAGCACTATAGGGTCCTAGCGACTACAGGAGCTGTTGATGTTTCATTGACAACCTTAGTAGCTGGTAGTCAGTATACAATAACTAACTCAAGGTTATCTACAGACTTAGTTCAAGTACTTAACCCAGCTAGTACGATACAAGGAGTTTCCTTAGTGCCTTTAGGTACTGATATAATCTTAAACCCCGGTGATACCTTATCACTAGTGGCTACATCAACAACAACATTGGAGGTACTATAATATGCCAGCAGTAAATTTAAGTGCAGTCGCTGGAGGTAGTGGCTCAGAGATAGGTGATTACATCCAGACTGAGAGAGCAACCTTAACAGACGGTAGGGTCTTATTAGATCCTATAGGTCAGATACCTAACCCAACTACCTATCCATTATTAACAGCAGCTATCGATCCTACAGAGAAACAAACAAACGTAGCCCTTGCTACATCTGCCCATGGTAGAAGTTTCACTGTACTAGCCTCTGGGACTATAGGGTATGTAGGGGACTCTACTAGTAACACTATAGGTTCCTTTGATATGTCAACAGGTGTATATACAGCACGACATAGCTCTGCTACTATTGATGGTTACTACTCAGCTGCATGTAGTGATGATGGTCAATCAGTATACTTTGTAGGTTATGAGAATAATGCTGACTCATTGATCTTAGTTAGGTCAGTAAATGGTGGTACTAACTGGACTGAAGTATTAATTAATGACCCCGGCTATTCTGCGATAGTCAATACAACACAAACTGATAAACGGGCTAAATCTATCATACAGTGTAATGCTAATGGTACTTCTATAAGATGCATCATAGCCGCTGGTGTTGGTGTTGACTTCACTATGGTATTTGAATCTACTGATAGTGGTGCTACATGGAGTGAGATCTTAACACCTAGGGTAGCATTAACTGCCCCAAGTACTAATGTGTATAATGCTTTCATATCCAGAGACCTATCAACTGTAGGTATCATGCAAGGCACTGATGGTTTGAATCAACGTTACTTATCGATAGGTGGCACTGGTACCTTAACAGATGTTGAAGCTACGTTACCCTTAGCTCCTAATGATGACCACCAGACAGCAGTAAGTGTGGATGGTGATTCATTGTTCATGTTCAATAATGATAGAGCTATTAACTCTCAGTTAGTATACTTCAGTACGGACAATGCTGCTACATGGACTGAGGTAGCTATAGGATTCTATGCCTCAGTGTTTGGTGCTCAGTCTTTAATACTATCAGCTCAGTTCCATCCTACAGATAATGATAAAGTATATCTACAAGTATCGGAGGGTTCTGTTTCCCCTGCTATGATGGCTCAGTATAGTTTAATCTTATCTACTGGTAAGTTAGTTAAGCTAGGTAGTTGGAATAATAACATAGCATCTAATGCTCCTTTCTCAATGGGTTCCCAACACTCTAGTAGTATAGTAATAGATGGTACCTCAGTTAGATATTGTTCTTACGATGGCCAAACTAAAGATACTACTGCTGTGATAACCTTTGATACAGGTAAGTACTTAGCGGATACTAGAAATAGTATAGTGACAACTAAGATAGTGGCTGATGCCCCTTAAGACTTTAAGACCTCTGGGAAACCTTAGGTCTTTTCCTCCGTTAACTCGGGGTAATTAATTTAATTCAAAGGAGATATAATGATACAAGATCCACGTAATGTGATAGGGGCACCAGACAACGGAAGACCTACAGATACTATAAGCCGTGAGGCTGAAGGAGTAGTTAGCCAGAGTACAGATAGTAAGTATGTTAAGCCATTACTCGATAGGCCTATAGGTGGCGGCGGTGTTACACAAGTATCAGCTAGTGGTGTTAGTACAGCAGCACCCGTAGGTAACTTGGCTAATAGGATAACACAGAATGAAGAATTTAATGATGGTGGTGCCTACACTGGTAAGCAGGTAGGGCAATCAGTAGGTAAGGCGAATCCATTGACTGATGAAGAACGTGGTGCTCAACTTGCTAGAGCTGATAAATTAATAGCAACGCGGAAGGCAGCTGAGGCTAGAGTTAATAGTCACTATGATGAGGAGAATGGTGATGGTTCTTCAATCGTACCGGGCGGTAATGTCTACGGACCTAACCCAGCAACGGGTACTTCAGATACTTCTACCCCTACAGCTCTTGAGGGCACAGTAGAAACTTCTAATGACTACCAGTCTGTAAGAAATCAACTAACTGATAATCTTAACAACCCACAGTTACCTGACTCAGCTAAACAAACATACACAGCAATCACTGAGAAAGCTGGAGAGCTTATGGATCCTAATCAATTCCAAATGGGTGCCACAGCTCAAGGGGTGGCAGGACAACAGAATGGTTTATCTTTAACTCAAGGTAGTCAGGTTGGTGGGGCAGCTCAAGCTGAAGGACAGACTGTAGAAGCTGTAGGTTATGAGGCTGCTAAGCAAGCTGATATAGATAAAGCTATTGCAGGTCAGACGGCTGCTGAAGGTTACACAGCTGCTAGTGCTAATGTTGATTCACTTAAGGCTGCCGTACAGGCACAGTTAGAGACTGTAGGGGCTGTTGATCCTACGTTAGCTGCACAATATCAGGCTGCACAAGCTGAGTTTGCTACAATACAAGCTGCTGCTAAAGGTCAGGTTACTCAGTTAGCCCAAGGTTTTTCTGCTACTGCTGTTAATGCTGAAGCTGCATATCAGGATCTTGATAAGGTAGATCCTAAGACAATGGCTAAAGCTTTAACACATGACGTACCTAACGAAGCTACAGTTAAAGGACAACTAGATGGTTTACTTGAAGGCCTAGAGAATGGTGATATCCCTTTATGGGCTCAACCTGCTGTAGCTGCTGCTGAATCTCAGATGGCTAGCCGTGGTATGTCTTCAAGTTCTGTAGGACGTAATGCCCTATTCAACTCAGTGATCAATGCTGCAATGCCTATAGCTCAGGCTGATGCCAAGGCTAAGTTATCTATATTCTCACAGGATATAAGTAATGAACAACAGGCTATGCTAGTTAACTCACAGTTCTTCCAGAGCTTAACGATGAAGAACTTAGATAACAAGCAACAAGCTGCTATCACTAATGCTACTAATGCTACTAATGTTAACATAGCTAATGCTCAGAACATGACACAGGCTTCTATTACTAATGCTAATAACTTCTTACAGATGGACTTAGCTAATATGAATAATGAACAACAAGCTAATGTCTTGAATGGTCAGATGAAACAACAAACATTACTATCTAACCAAGCTGCTACTAATACTGCCTTACAGTTTAATGCTGCTAACCAACAACAGGCTGATCAGTTTAATGCTAACTTAGCTACATCAATAGATCAATTTAATGCTAGTCAATCTAATTCAATGGGTCAATACAATTCATCAGAGGTTAATAAGAACATGTTAGCTGATGCAGACTTACAGAAGCAGGTAGTCTTAGCGAACCAAGTGGCTGATAATACTGCTAGTCAGTTTGGTGCTGGTGCTTCTAACACAGCTAACTTAACACAGGCTCAGTTAGACTCACAGAACGAACAGTTCAATGCACAGTTACAAC